AGCGTTTTGGATAACCCACTTAATAGGTGAGTATCCGACGGTACCTGAGTCTGTGAGATTACCTTGAGCGTTAATGTCTACTGTGATTTCGACATATTCCTTAGAGCGCTCGATCGCAGCTGCAGTGTAAGCACCCTTTGTAAGAGTTGCCTGGATCTGAGTAGCTGCAGCGCCTGTACCTTGAGCCCAGTTAAAGACCAAAGCTGGCTGAGTGTTTGTGAGGTAGTTGGTGAGCTGTGTGTCAGCTTCCATAAGGAAAGTGACCTTGCCTGTGACTTCAAGAGCTCCTACAAATACCTGGTAAGGGTTTTGGGTATTGCCGATACCAAAGATAGGTGTGACTGGACGCTTCATATCAAGATTTCCAGTAACAGCGTTTGAGACTGTTGAACCAGCTACTGAGACCGTGCCGTACCAGACTGGTGTAGGCAAGATTGTTGAGAAGCTAGGGCTAGGGGTTGAAGCTGTAGTTGAAAGCCAGCCTGTTCCCTTTGCGTCGTACTCGAGGAGACCTTCAGAGGTGAACTTGAGTGAGAAATCGTGGAATTGCATACCAGCGTAGGCGCGTACGTTAGCTGCGTAAAAGTCAGTCAGTGTATAAGCAGCTGGCTGAGCGTCTGCAGCTGTAGCTGTAGCGTTTTTTAGGCTAATTGTGTGGGTGTATGGGGCGCTAGAACCTGTGAGGGTATCTTCACCCATAACACCTGCGATTGAAAAGCCTACTGTGTCTGCAAAAACAGCTCCACCAAAGGCAAAAGTAGAGTTACCGCGACCCTGGATATAGTTGTAATTCTTAACGAGTGATCCGCGTAGGCCTTCATCATAAAGTGGGCCGTACTTATCCATAGGCTTCAAGCTTGAAGCTAGGACAGGGATAAACGTAGTTGGTGCGACTGGAGTTCCCTTTGTAGTTTCCTTAGCTATGCCGACGTACGAACGGTGGGTATTTTGTACTGACACTTATTCACGCTCCTGCTGTTGAGTCAGACGAGGCTGACGGTGTTGATGGGTCTGGTGTTACTGGTGCTGCCTTCTTGCCTGTAGCTGGTACTACGTCAGCTGCAGTGAAGTCAGCTGGAGCGTCGAACGTGTCGCCTGGATTGAGTGTTAATTTAAGCGTAGGAAACTCACGAGCACCCTCGCCTAAGTAGGTGTAGCTTGCCATTATTCTCCTATGCCTGGATCATCTCGGTAACGTCAAAACGGATCTCTGCAAAAGTTTCAGTAGCGCCGTTGTCTGAAGTAACAGGCTCTCCGTAAAGAGTGTCTATTCCAGGCTCAGCACCCTGCCACACTAGATTACCGTTCGTGTCACCGAACCTGTGATCTGCTCGCAGCGTTGTCTTGATGTTGTCGATAAGTGTATCAAAATCTGCCATAGCGTCCTCGGCGTCTCTTTGCATAGAGTGATGGAAGATCTGGATAATCACCGTAAAATCAACTTGCTTCCAGCCGTTAGTAGCACCACCAATAGCTATACGCTTTTCGCGCTCGCTTTGGATAAAGATTACAGCTGCGCCTCTTGAAAGCTGTCCTGGCCTTGCATTGACCTGGTAGTTAATACGCTTAGGAAACGACGTAAAGAGCTGGTTAAGCTGTGGGATAGCTGCAGCTTTAAGGTAATTGTAAAGGGTAGCTCGTACGTCTGCGCGACCTGCCATTTATCGAACCTTACGAAATGGTCGTAGCAGCTCCTTAGCCATAGCAAGATCAGAGCCAATTAAGGTCTCTACGCTAGGCCCAGAAGAAGGTCGAGTCGTTACTGCCATAGTCATAGAGTTATCACCGCGAACCTTAAGGAAGTCTGTGACCACCAAGATCGCAGCTTCTTTAACAGCTCCAGGCATACCTGAGAAAGTCGCGTTAGTGTGGCTGTAGACCAAAGGTGTTGTCACTGGGACTGTCGTTGAGCCGTAGGTGTAGTTAGAAGCTACCTTCAAGCGCTCGCTGTATTGACCGTCATAGAAATTAAGCACCTGTCCAGGGAGAATAGCTGTGGCGTCTGTGACCGTGACCGTGCTAGCTCCAGCTGTGCCTGATCCAAGGGTATCGACATAACCGCAGGTGTAGTTGTAATTGACGTAAATCTGGGATCGAGAAGAAGGTGGGAAACCGAACGCTAAAGGCCCCTGGGAGCTGTAGGAGAGGCTTGTCTGAGCGATTGGATAGATCACCTTATCGTCCTCGAACCAAAGCGGTGAGAGGTCGTTTACGACCGTTAAATTGGTAGGTGTGGCGCCATAGCTAAGGGAATTAAAAGCTACGACAGGGTTGATCTCTGGACGGATAATGAGATTACCCTGGGGAGTCATACGCGTACGCTTCTGCTCTGTTAGTGAGCGAGCGATCAACGATTGGTTGAGATGGGTGTTAATCCAGGAGCTAGCGCGACCAATAACGGTCAAGAGCTCAGCGTCCTGTTGAGCCTGGGTGCCACCGACGACTAGATTGTCATAGTCGATAGCTGTAGGAGCGTTTTTGTATTCAGAAAGGCTTAGGTATTCGTCGTCCTGGTAATACGGAGTGTTATTAGTTACTACCGTTGTCGCCATACTCTATATCTCCGTCCGTGCGTGGTGTGGACTCGTTAGTTTCTCCACAGCGTGAGCACTTTCTAAACCAGCTACCGAAACCGCATTGAGTACAAGTGTACCCGCGAGCGCTGTCGCCTGCTGAGTGCCTAGCTAGATTTTCCTCTACGAACCCCTGGCTTTTTAGAGCTGCAATATCTTTAGGGTTTGAGACGCTATACATACCAGCGCTGTCAGCTTTGTAACGCCTGACGCCTGACTGACTTTTGATATTAGTCTCTTTAACGAAACCGTCGCGTGGTACTAACCGTGCCATTTTGCCTCCAAAGCGATAAAGGGAGAGAGCCTAAGCTCCCTCGCCATATCTTATTCAGTTTTTACTTATGCTGAGATGATTCCTGAAACTACACCATTCCAAGCAGGTGCAGAACAGAAGAAGGTACCTCGGAAGTAGGTGCTGAACTCATAAGCGAACTGAGTTACAGGCCACTGGATACCCATATAGTCCTGTACGAGGTAGTTAGACCATACGTCTGAGACCTCTGTGTCAGGAATTGGGAGTGTCCAAGAGATAACTGGAGCTACGCCCTGTGGGAGCCAAGGGTGGACAATTAGATCCACTGACTTGCCAGTTACTTCATTGACGATACCACCGACGACTGAACCGAGGATTGCTCCTGTGGTCTCGTCCTGGGTGATGTTGAGACGGTAGTTAGCGTTAGCTGCACCCTTAATTGAGTCTGAGAGCTGCTTGCGATCTGAACCGTTGATAAGGATTGCGTCTGGATCAGCCTTTACAGAGTTGTAGAGACCAGCAAAGACGTTTTGGAACTCAATACCTGGGTTTGTGTTTGAGAATACAGAGTTAATATCGTTGATAAACCCTGAACTTGAACCCAAAACTGTAGGCAAGATTCCGTCGTAACCTGTGCTGTAAGCAGAAGTATCTGCGTTAGCGCGTGAAGCGAGGATTGAGCTTGCTGTTGAGTAGACAATAGTGTCTCCAGCAGCAGTCGAACCAGCACCTACGACATAGGCTACGTTGCCCTTGAAGGTACCCTGATACTTAGCGTTAGCTGTACCAGTAGTTGTACCGACATAGACGTTGTATCCAAGAGCTCCTACGACGTCAGCCACAACGATCTTCAAGACCTGAGAAGAAGTTGTCTGTGTCTGAACTGAAGAAACGATCGACTCACCGAAACCAGTTGAAGAGATACCTGCGTCAGCTGTTACATAGACGTAGTAGGCGCTGTCAGCAAGAGCGACTTGACCTGTACCTGCAGAAGGCTTTGTGAGAGTTACTGTTGGAGCTGAAAGAGCGCCAGCGTAACCAGTAGCTGTACCGCGACCCATAAGCATCATTCTTTCTTCCATAAGCATAGTTGCATAGAGGGTAGAAGTTGAAGATAGCTGACGGAGATCCTGATATCCAAGACCTGAGAAGTTAGCGTCAAAGCTAACTGAGTCAGATAGTGAGTATGAGTTGTACGGTAGGACGATATCGTCTGCTGTGTAGCTGATCTTTGGGCCACGCTCGAAGTTGATTGAACCAAAAGCAGTAGTTGTAGTTTCAGATACGCCAGGCCAGATCTGTCCTTGTCCTCCAGTGCCTGTACCTGTATAGCCCGTAATTCTCTTAATTCTGTGAGAGGTGCCGACGCCCTTCTTACGAGGAATACGGTTACGGAGAGGTGTAGGACGTGGTGTCAAGAGCTTTGCAGGTGCTTCGAGATCGAAGGCTGCGAAAGATGTTGAGAGTGGGCTAGTGAGCGAGATATCCTTCTGAATATCCTGCATAGCTAGACGCTGAGCTGAGATTGCATTGTTGAGACCAGCTAGAGCGTCAGGTGCAAGCGACTTCTGTGAAGCAAGAGCTTCGAGAGTTGCCATTGGGTTAGCAGCAGGAGCTTGTCCTGGCACGTTTGTACCAGCTGAGAGAGCCTTTGAGAGCTCACCCTGGTATTCGTCCATACGAGCTGCTGCCTTTTTTGGTGAGGAGACGTCTGAAAAGAGGTCACTCGCCTTTGGAGGTGTTAGAGCCAATTTAGATCCTTTGTTTGAGGGTTAGTTGAAATTAGTCCTGGTCGTCAGACTTGCCAGCCTTAGAGAGAAACTCCTTCTCTAGTGCCTTATAGCCCTTGACCAAGATTGGGTCAGATGTTGCTGCTGCCTTGCTGCGATATTCTGCAGCTTTGAGCATTAGCTCGTTTGTTTGTGTGACAGCAATACGTCCAGTGCGCTTTGGCCCACCAGCTACTGCTGCCGACTTTGCTGCTACGAGCTCTGACTCAAGAGCTACCGCCTTCTCTTCAGCTGCCTTAGTTGCAACTTGAAGGGACGCGATCTCTGCTCGGACTGATTCAGTCGCCGTCTTTACAGCTTTCTCAACGATTTCAGCTACTACTTCGTCGTCGAGAACTTCAGGTGCAGCTTCTACAGCTGCTGCTTCAGCTTCTACAGCTGGAGCTTCTTCTGCAGCTACAGGCTCTTCGCCTTCTGCAGACTTAACTGACCCAGCGTTTTGCTCTGGGGTCATAATGGTCGCTGTTGATACGTTAGCTGTTGTAGCAATACCTGCATTGTTGCCAGGGATCTGAACGGTTGTCTTACCGTGATCCTGTCCAGGCATACCGCAGCCACACTCTAGGCACTTGCTGATCGAGGCTGACTTAGCCATAGCGCATTTCATACAAGGGGACTTATCGCAGCCACCGTCAGCCTTACAAGCCTTGCAGCCGTCGCAGGTGCAGTCAGAGTCAGCTTCTTTAGCTGCCATTTCAATTAGTGAACCTGACATATCGTTAGTCTCTCCTTCTTCATCTTCGCCGTCTTTCCAGCGAAATAGGTGTTTGATAGCTTCGATTAGCTCTTCAATATCGTCACGCTCGTCTGAACCTTCTGCCATTTCGCCAGCTTCTGTGATGATGAGCTGAGCTAGTGCGCGACGAGCTGTGTCGTATGAAGCCTGGTCGAACTTGACGGTCTCTCCGTTAGCTGACTTAACCAGCTCTAGGATTGTTTCTGCTAGGACTGATTTAGCCACTGGGGTCTCCTTTGTAGGTGTTTCTACTGTTTCAATTAGCTCTTCTTCGACAGCTGATAGTGTGCTTTCGCCACCGACTGACTTAGCCAATACAAGCTGGCAAGTAGGGTTAGCTGGACGATCGACGAGTGAGAGCTCTACGATCTGTCCGTCGATAATGCGACCGTTAGCAGCCTTTGTATCGCGTACTACGCGTGGGCCTTTAATGCCGATTGAGAAGCCCTTGAGGACTTTGTGTTCAACCTTGAGGATAGAGTTTTTGTCTACGACTTTGGCTGTGACGTAAAATCCGTCACCCTTTTCTTCGTATTCAGTAGCGACGCCAGCTGCAATAGAGCTGTGCTGTTCGCGTATATTTCCACCAGACTTAAACCACTCTGGCATAGCCTTCTTGAGCCAGTCGTTGTCGCAGATCTGCTGGTCAATATC